AAATGCTGTCTGAGCACCAGGTAAAACTGTTGGTGTATATATGAATCCTTTTTCTGGTGCAACAGTACCAGTAAAATATACAGAATCGGCATTAAATGAAGCAATTTCATTAACAACATTTGAACCGTTTGGTGTATTCCAGAATCTTATTCTAGAACCACGATTTGTGTCTGAATGATTTTCACTAGCAACAAAATCGATTCTTGCATCACCAAATGGTGCATATCCTGTAGTACCATATGAGTTACCAGCAATACGCAACAGAATATCATTGTTCTGTGTTGCCGTTGGTGAAGTTACCGTACCTCTTGCATTTCTACCAGCAATGACAGGATATGCTGTATTTGATGTACTAAAAGAATCAATCAACACTCTAGCTGGTGTGTTTGCTTTACTGGTCAATTGCATCAATGTGCCAGCTTGTGTTGGAGTCTGTGAACTTCCTGCTGCTGTGATCGTAAATGCTGACTCTGTTGCGGAAAACAGACTGTTGGCAAGAACCATTGTGCTATTGACTGTGACGGTACCTGTCATATAGGTATTAGCATTCATCGTCACATTACCAATTAATGTGCTTGTGCCATTAACAATCAGATTTCCTGTGCTGATCGCACCTGTCGTTGATTGTATTCCTTGAGCAATTAAGTTTCCTGTTAATTGTAAATCACCAGCAAATATGCCTGATGTATTTGCTAATGCATTATTTGCTTTATTAAATGCTGCACCAGCTAAATCAAGTCCAGAGTTTGCAGTTGTCCCTGCACTATTAGCAGTAAACGACGCCATTTCGGCAAAGGTATTGACTGCTGTTATATTTGTATTCTGTGTATTATTAATATTGCCTTCAGCATTAGCCTTACCGTATGCTGCTAGAGCTAAAGTATTTGTATTGGTAATATTAGTATTTTGATTATTATTAATAGTTTGTAGATATACAGTATTTGCTGCTGCTGAGTTTGCTGTTGCAAAAGCTTGTTGTGAGAAGCTTGCTGATTCTGCTGCTGTATTTTGAGATGTTCCATCAGCGAAAATAATAGGTTTCTTAGTCAATCTAAAACCAGTATCGTCAATCATTCTTGCAACTACATTAGCTTGTTCAAATCCACCAACAACAAACTCAATTTGTTTACCTGAAGTGATTGAACCTATCATCAAATTACCACCAGGATCACCTATTCCATCACCAGCAACTACCAAATATCCATCCAACGCACCAGTGCCATAGTTTGAGTTATTAATACCAGTATCGATATAATATGTCGTATCTGTGCCAACGTCAGCGGTTGCAACATAATCTGCTGAACCATTTGCATTATTATTTTCAAAATTTATTTGAAGGTAGCTTGCAGAATTTCCAGCAAACTGAGCAACAACATTTGGTAACACAACAGAATTATTCCCAACATTCAAAACATTATTCGCATAAAGTCTTTCTGCTAGTTGAGTTGCAGTAAATTTACCAGTAACACCCGATGGAATGTCAACTCCAACAAATAAGGTGTTTGAAGTGTTTGCATTTAATCCACCAGGAATACCTGGTAGTTGCGAAATCTTTACGGTACTCATTCTTTTATCCTATTAGAAGTATTTCGTCGTTTTCTGTTATTAGTGTTTCGCCTGACTCTGTAATCAGTTCTGGATAATATTGCAATCCTAATGGTCCATAGATAATCACTTGATATTGCTTGCTGACATCACCACCTGCTGAGAAAGTTCTAGCAACACTTAGATTTGCACCAGCATTCGCAGTTACCGCAGATGAAAGAACAATATTACCTGTTTCATAATTAATTGAAGAAACTGTTCTTATTGCGTTATTTACTTTAATTTGATCACCAGCATATACGATATCTTTTAATGGATATGCAGTGTTACTATAAACACCATTATTAATGATATCATAGGTACCAGTTAATGATAATATATTTATTGTAGTACACGAAGAAACAGCAGAAATAGTTGCAACATTGGGAAATGTCAACCAAGTATTTGCGGCTATCGTAATGGTATTTGTTGCGGGATCTATAGATGTAATCTCAGAGTGGACATTTGGTCCATTTGTCGGTGCTAGAGAGATCGTGCTATTTGCAAAGATAAAGTTTGCAATGTTGACTCCAGTACCTAAATTATAGAAAGTAATTACGTTGCTACTGAGATTTGCGAAATCTGTTCTGATTACAGCATTGGCAGCAGCAGTGTTAGTATAAAAATATAATGTGTGCGCTTGGAATGCAGAATCGAGAATGTGTAAATCTAAAGCATTATTTGATTTTAGTGCATATCTTCCTATAACTTTTGTTCCTGCTGGATGCAATAAGCTCAGTAATGCTTCTCTATATTTTGCAATCTCTTTATCTACAGTAATTTGATATGTGAAGTTATTATAATTCTCACTCTGTAAAATACTGAATGCACTAGGTTGTCCTCTACTATCTAGATATTGTCCTTGACTGAAACTCAATCCATTCAAGAACGATGCTGTGGCTTTTGCTGTTCCATCTCCGTAGGTACGAACACCAGAAGTAAATTCTGGACTTCCTACAAAGAAATAATTTTCTGGATAATTTGTATTATCAATATTTAAAACTAAATCTTGATTAACAACTTTTAATTGTAGTGCTGTATTTGGAGTAGCACTGTAATTATAAACTCTTAATCTATATTTTGATTGAGTTGTTATTAAGTTGGGTTCGAGTAACGAGAAAGAATCTATGTAAGCAGAATATGATGCTGCTAATGTATTTGCACCTTGATATACAGTATTTCCTGTTTGTGATATTAGATTAACATCTACATTTGAAACAACAATGTCTTGTACCTTTAGCGATACTTGTGGTGCTGCTACATAATCTTCTCCTAAGTTTGTAGCAGTAATAGTAGTGATAGAACCAATTCTATCCGTAACAGGTGTAAATGTTGCTCCTTGTCCTAAAATACCGTCAATATATATCGAACCGTTTGAACCACCAGATGTTGATATTGAAAGAGTTGGCAAAGCATCTATACGATAACCCATTCCACCAAGAGGATAGATTTCACCACCCGGCACATATTCAACTGAAGTTATAGCACCATTGGCAGCTACATTTATAACATTTGCATATGCACCATATCCAGAACCACCAGTGAATATGATTCGATCATTCGCTGCATATCCTGTACCTGGGTTTGCTATTTGTATTGGACCTAATATTCCAAGCGAACCTAAATCTCCATCGGCTGAAGGATTGTCTGTTGGATAAGTTGAAACTGCTGTAACACCAATAGCAGCAGCAGAACTTATTCCTCCACCAGCATTAACGACATTAACTGAACTAATTGGGAAAGCAAAGAATGATGTTTTGTTTGGGAATGCATTTTTCAGTGAAGTATTAGCATTAGCTGTCGAACCAGAACTTATAAAAGTATATGTTGCGTTTCCGATGGCAACATTGGCAGAATATGTTATGCTATAACCAATAATGCCTGCCACATTCGCAACATATCTTTCCGTATCGTCAAAGTTTCCTACTTCAGCTAAAGCTCCAGCTGCATTAGTTATAACAATATTTGTGTTAGAATTTGCATTATAACCATAACCACCTGTTATTGTATTGATTCTTTGAATAGATCCTTTTGTTGTCTGACTGACTACAGCAGCAGCGCCTATTCCTGTATTTGAATTCAAACCACCAACAAAAACTACAGGATCGCCTTCTTTGTATAGCTGACCTCTATTGTTAGGATCAATTCTTACTTGATTGATTTGTCCAATTATTTTCGCTCTAAGAACATTTCCATCGAAAAGAACCGGTTGATTGAAAGAATCTACAACCTTAACGAATTCGCCTGTCTCAAAAACTCTAGTGATATTTGAAATATAAACTTCTGTTTTGGTATTCGCTATTACAGCATTTTCAATTGTAGCAATTGTTTTTGATGTTTCACCAAACAATCTTAGATTTGTGGTGTCTAAAAAATTTATGTCAGTAGAAGCCAAACGAACACTTCTTGCTACATACCAAATACCATCAGATGCTCTTAATACATAATCCTTTGTATTGAAATAATCAAAATCAGAATCAAAAAGTAATCTGAAAAGAAACTTGTATGATCCTGGAGTTCCTTTTGATTTGTATAGTTGTTTTGCTAGTTTTACTGCTTTTCTTTTGTCTGATAAAGCATCTTCTGGAAAGTTAGGAAGGAAATCATTGACAAAATAGTTGACGAATTCATCTGTAGTTTCATCAATGTCTTTATAGTTAAGTAAGTTCTTTGAGAAATCTAATACTTTTCCATTTTGCTCCATCCATTCATAGTACGCTTGTACAAACTCTACAAATTTGGAGTAATCAGGATTGTCCTTGATGAAATCAGGGAACTGCGAGGGTACTAGTAACGAAGTCTTTTTATCTGTAGACATTATTGCGTCTTAGCTGTTAAATTGACAGTAATTGCGTTAGGATCAAATGGATCTACCGTGATGATTCTATTGAATGATGAAGATATAATTGTTGAATCTGGATTTGCAGTAATAGTAAGCTCTGCCAATTCGTTACTTACTGTAACTGGATTAAATGAGTCTAATTGAACAAGACCAGTTTCATAATCGACTGTACCAACGGAAGGATCAAGAACGATTTTAACACCCAAAGCATTATAGTAGTATGTTCTGAGTGTACCAAATCTACCTTCAATATTTGCTATCGCTACACCTAAAGTTCCTGTAGTATCACCTTCTGCGGCAGCAATTGTAACTACTGCACTTGTATAATTCGAACCTTTATTTGTAACATTAATTTCTCTGATAGTTCCATTTAAATTAATTACTGCCTTTGCAGTTGCTCCTGCTCCATCACCAGTTATTGTTACTAGTGGTGCTGTTTGATATTTAATACCAGGATTGATAATCGAGATAGAATCAACACCACCAGTAGAAGAAGGAATTTCTTCAATAAAAACATTTGTTATTGTGCTAATAAGATTATCGGGATCTCTGAACGTCATTGCTGGCGAACTAGTTATTCCACTCTGAAACATTCCTCTTGCTAACTTTGTTCCAAAATTTAAATTATAATTAGTTGGAACTGTTAATGAAGGAAAAAACTTTTTCTGAGTTTGTATAATCAGTTCGTTGGTTATGATCGAAGGATCTACTGATAAAATACTATTGGTAATATCTGTTTCTAAGAATGTTGAATTAAATGTATTCAACAAACTAGTTGCTGTATTTGAAATACTTTGTTGTATTGCAGTTTGCAATTGTGGTGGAGTTAATGTAGTTTTTCTTGGATCATAAAGTACATTAGCTGTTATTTTAAGATAAACATAATCTGGATCAATCAGAGTAGGATCAACCGTCAAAACAGATATTGGTTTAATAACATCTTGTATAATTTTTTGTTTTTGTGTATCTGTAAAGAAGTATGCTCCTGCTGGTTTGATTGATACAAACACTTGTCCATATACAGGAGGATCATTTTCTTGTCCACCCCAAACATTCACAGCATCAAAAGCATATCCTAAATTGTTTTGTTGAATTAATGTGATATAGTCATCTTTTGAGACTGCACGGTTTTGTGCTGAATAAAATTTTGGTGCTTGAAACTTAATCGAATCAATAGTTTCTTTTTCTCCGCCTTTCGATGCAGGAAATACAGGAGTTACTATTGGGGTGCCACCTATTTGTGTGGTTACTGTGAAGTTATTGGCTCCACCAGCAGCAGTTGCACTTGTTTTAACATAGGATACTCGTACAAGAGATCCATCGACTAATTTTTTTCCAGCAATCCCATCACCAAAATATATTTGATAGTTTCCAGAAATTCCTTCTTGTAGGAAGTACACTGTGGATGATCCATTCAGTGTGAGAAAATCAGTTGCTCTATTATAGACATCATATGAACTTGACGAGGGATTTGGATATACGGTAACTTGCAGAGTGGTGGTATCTATACCATCTTGTTCTAAGTCAAATATTGCATCTGGATTTGATGGCTCATCATATGTAAATGAGAACGTAGCAGGAATACCTTGCTTAATTTTTATATTGTTGATTGTTGCAACACCACCAGTTATTGTGGCTGTATAAGAGTCAGTCGTTACAAAGTTGTAATTTGTTCCGTTCACTCTCTCAGATAAAAAAGATGAAAATTTAGGTAACGTGAATACTGTTCCTGACAATCCAGATACACTCAAATTAACTGTTGCTTCAGGTGCTATGTCTGATGTTGGAATATAACCTAGTAATTTAGCATGTGATACAACTGAATTTCTTTTTAGTGCAGAATCTAAAAACATCTCATTTGCAACCATATTTAAATAGTATGCATTATACTGAGTGTTATATGTCAATACATCTAGCAGAGTATTGATACCCGAACCTGTAAAATTATAGTCTTTAAATGTATCTTTAGATTTTAAGAAAGCAGCTAGATTTGTTTTGATGTCTTGAAAATCTAGGTCTGCTACTTGATTGTATGTATTGGCAATGGCCATTATCTAGTCCTCTTTAAAAGAAGATTTAGTGTTGTTGGTGTCGTATTATTCGCTATATAAAATCTTAGAGTCACATTATAACCATTTTCATCCGGGGTTGCTCTTACAACAATCGGATTGTTCTGTTCTCCTGTATTAGGATTTGTAGAAAAATCAAGTAAAACTCTAGGTTCATAATTTGTTATGCAATTTTGTATTTCTGTGGCAATAACAGATTCCATTTCTGGACCTGTATTTTCGAACAATAGACCAGTTAGGTTTGATCCTACGTTAGGCTGAAACAACCTCTCATAGCGATTGGTTAACAGTAAGTTTCTGACTGAACGTAGGACTGCCTGTTCATCATAGCTAATGGTTACATCTCCAGTTACTGGATTTCTATTGAACGACAAATCTATGTCGGAATATATTTTTTTTATTGTTGTCGTTGCCATTTACTATTTATGTTGCTATTTTAGACTTTAAGTAATCTGTTCCTACTAAATTATTGATTAAGTAGCTTTGAGTATTACTTACATTTGAAAATCTACCTAAAAATCCATAATCTCTGCCTACCTGTATAGTTGCTTGATAGAAGGTCCAATCATCATTAATTCTATTATATATTTGATTATAAAGTCCTCTAAATGAAACATTCATGGTTTGCATTTGAGAAGCTGACAATGTGCATGTATTTGACCAATAACCAGAAGGCATACCGGGAATAAAGGTATTTGTAGTATTAGTGATAATCAAATTCGTATAGTAATTAAATGTAGTGACGTTTGAGGATAGCTCATCACCAATAAACAAACTCGTCATTGCACCCAAACCACCAACAGCATTTGCAATACCATCAGTTTTGTTTAACATAAAGGTATTTTCATTACCATATGACATGACAGCATCAAAAGTCGGAGACAATTCAGTTGCAGAATTTGCAGAAACTCCAGACACATTATTTGTGTGAGAAATAAAATCACTCAACAACATGGTTACAGCAACAATATTATTAGCATTTGCAAGATATTGAATTGAATTTGCATCTGCTCCCATAATGCTATCAACAATTTGTTGTGCACCTGGAGAAGTAAAACTCACATTTATCATGGCACTACCAAATGAATTGATCGTGCTAATTAAGTTGCTGGTAACGTTTTTAACTGGATTTTTATAATATGTCTCTCTATCAATAGGACCATTTGCCAAATCTGTTATTTGCCAAGATTTAAATGTGATGTTATTTGAACTTGCATTTAGCATGTCCTTTGCATCAGCACTTATGTTGATTGCGCCTCCAAATTTATTCGTATCGAATTTATACTCGTATCTCTCAAAAACACTATTTGCTGACATATTCTAACCTCATGCTGAAAGTAATGGTGGTGTAAATCCTGGTTTTGTTGCTGCTGCCCCTTCTCCTGTATCCGGATAAATTGGTGAACCAGATGGACCTCTTGGTGTATTGTGAATGTGGCGATTGTAAGTCACTCTTAGTTTTGATAATGAACCAAAAACATCTCTAGTGTAAATGGTGTTCATGATTCCTATGTTACCAAACGCACCATTAAATGTTGGTGCAGATACAGAAGTCAGTGCTACAACAACTCCTGATGGTAATATAGATCCAGGTAAAGTAAATCCAACATTCAATCCACCTAAAGTTTCTATACCACCATATGCAAATAATTTATATCCTGCCGATATGTTCTCACCCGAAGTAATTGAGTTACCTACTCGTAATCCTCCAGCTACAGTCAGATCACCATTAACAACAACACTATTTCCTGTATTCAAATAGATGTTAGGTGCAGTCACAGGATTTATTGCTTCTCCTGATGCTCCTGCGGTGATGTTAATATCTCCACCAGAACTAAGGTCTACATTTCCTTCAGCAAAGATTTTACAATCACCACCAATCATTGCACCATAAGTACTTGTCGTGTTATCGGGTCCTTTTTTTACTACAGCAGTCAAACTACGCATTTGAGCATAAACATCACCATTAACGGTAAGTTTTGCATCAGCTTCGATGTTGATGTTACAAACGCCTTTTACTACTACATTATTATTGTTAACAACAACGGTAAAATTGTTTCCGCTAATTGTTGTTTGCATTGAACCATCAGGCTCTATCCAAACCTGTGTATTACTTTTGGCGTGTTGAAGTATGATTTGTTCGTTTTCTGGAGTATCATCCAAAATAAACATATGACCAGCTTCAGTTTGTTGGCCATGTATATAAGGATATACTCCTGGTTCTGGTGATGTTGCTACACCTACACTGCCTAATGGAAGATTATAAGCCATTGTTTTTCCTTAAAATATCGTCACATTCACTATTGGTTTAGATGGTTTATTTACAGCACTTCTTATAACATTCAACATGTTGTTAATTGATGCATCTTGAGTTTCGCTGAAGTTATCAAGTGATTGACCAATGGCTTCTGCTCCGGCAATAACTGCTTGTGTAGCTTGTTCAGCTAATGTTATATTAGCCTGTAATGCTTGAATTTCTGCTAATAATCCACCAGTATTGAATCCTAAAGATATTGAAAGAGCAGAAGCAATAGCATTTTTAATAGCAGTAATACATTCTGCCAATGCTCTTCCAATTATCTCGGGAAGTCTAGCAACAAAATTAATTAGTGTTGCAATATATCTTTCTACCTGTGCTAGTAGTGCGGCGCCAACAATGTAAGTTTCAATTAATTTGTTTATGTATCTTAATTTCTCTGCTATGTATCTTGCTATTTCTGTTATAGATGTTGCTAGAGGTCCAGTAAGTCCTAATGCGGTTAATGCTTTAGAAACTATTTCTCGTATTGCCTGAACTATTTGTTGAAACTTTGAACTTTTAATAAAAGCTTCTAATTGAAGAACTGGAGCGCCTAGTTGTAAATTTGGAACTTTAACTCCATTTCTAAGAGTCATTTGAGTATTTCTAGGAAGAGGAGAACTAAACGGCTCACAGAAATGAAATCCTGGTCTATTGTTTGCTGAAAGTGCTCCACTAAAAATACCTCTGAATACGTCGGCAGTTTTTTGCAGACCTTCAATTTGAGCATCAGTGATAAATCCTGTTGATGGTGGATTTTTTTCTATAATATAAATTTGTCCATTTTCTGTAAGTTCGTATGATTCACCAAGCCTAACTCCACTAAGATTAACATTTACAGTCATTTTTTAACCCTTAGATATTAATTTTTGTATCTTTACCAACACCAGTAGTCACATTGTTAAATGCTGCAAAAGTACCAAACATAACAGGTGCTTGTGCAGATTCGCCATCTAAAAAGAATCCTACAACCCAATCTCCGATTCTTAATTGATGTATTGTAGATGACGCTGGATTAGTAACCGGATAAATTGGTTGCACCCAAGGCAAATCTTGTACGGGAACCTTTGCGTCTGCTTCTGGAGAACCATCACCATGCCAACCAAAAATTCTAACCTTACATCTTCCCAAACCTAACGGATCCAATCTTTCTTTTACCACTCCTATCCACCAAACAAAACCATTTTTACCAATAAAATGTGGCTCATACATTATGCAAGTCTCCCATTCTGTATATTTTGACTACTATTGTCGGTTAGTATATTTCACTCAGATAAACTAT